GTTTCACGTTCGGCCCGGCTCCGAAGATATCGCCTGCGAGTTTCACGTTCGGCCCGGCTCCGAAGATATCGCCTGCGAGTTTCACGTTCGGCCCGGCTCCGAAGATATCGCCTGCGAGTTTCACGTTCGGCCCGGCGCCGAAGGTATCGCCCGCGAGTTTCACGTTCGGTCCCGCTCCGAAGGTATCGCCCGCGAGTTTCACGTTTGGTCCCGCTCCGAAAATATCTGGTGCGAGTTTCAACTGGGGTACGCCTCCCAAGGTGTCGCCTGCGAGTTTCAACTGGGGTACGCCTCCCAAGATGTCTGGTACAAGTTTTGACTGGGGTACGCCTCCCAAGATGTCTGGTACAAGTTTCGACTGGGGTACGCCTCCCAAGATGTCTGGTACAAGTTTCGACTGGGGTACGCCTCCCAAGATTTCTGGTACAAGTTTTAACTGGGGTACGCCTCCCTCGGTGACCGGCTCATTTTATTGGGGCAATGCTCCGAGCGTGATAGCTTCTGTAAAGTGGGGGAATATTCCCAGCGTCACGGGATCTTTCACGTGGGGGGATTATGTTCCCAGCGTCACGGGATCGTTCTCGTGGGGCGATGTGCCTAGCATAACTGCATCGCTGTATTGGGATAATCCTCCAAAAGTAAGCATAGAATGGGGAAATGTCCCGACATTGTCCTGCGTCGTGACCGTGGAGTGCGGAGGGAGCCAGGGAAGCGGATTCAGGAGGGCGAATACGCTTGATGAAAACTTTGTGGACGACTTCAACACGGACAACTTCGACATAGAAATAGGCGACATAGGCATACCTTCGGAAATCAAGGTCGTGGTGCCGAAGTTCCCCGACATCAAAATAACCCACGACATACCCAATTTCATAGACATAAAATCAGACATTCCCAACAAGATCGTTCTTTATCAAGCCGATCTGATACCCAAGGAAATAAAAATAGTCAATGAATCGGTGATTCCGAGCGTCATATCGCTGGACTCTTCTAGCGTTCCGAATTCCATAAGGATAGACGCAACCTCCGTTCCGGGCTTCATAAGCCTCATTCCGGTGAACATACCGTCCACCATCAGGCTAGACGGTTCGGAAATACCCGAATTCATACGGGTGGTGGGCATACCCGAGTCAATCGAGGTGAAGATGCCGAGCGAAATAGTTGCGAGACTTGAGGTGCCTGAAAACCTGGAAATCCCACTAGTTTACAAGGGCGGACCCGTTCCCATCCAGTTTGACACATCTAATCTGCTGGGGGGTGACGAGCAGGCCTGTTTTGCCCTCGTACCATGCAACAAAAAATGAGAATAAAGAAGTACAGAAACAACGAATACATTCTCGCCGAAGGTATTTGGGTCAGAAATCTGTGCTCGGAGGCGAAGCCCCTTGACATAAACTCTCTCGGCGGCAGGGATATGAGTCTGTTTCTCTGGAACGAGTGCGAGAATATGAAGGTTTCGGGGATGAACATGGATGATCTGAACCGCGTGGATATGGAAAATCTCGTGATATTTTCTGACGGATACGGATGGAGTCAGAGGCAGAAGGTTTTGGCGGGCATGACCAACAAGATGGTCAAGACGATAGGCGTGAACGGCAGTCTTTCTAAATGGGAGATGGCCGGTGAAAAGGCCGAGATCAAGAGGACGATGACCTTCTATCTCGTCAGCAATCCCTACGGGGAGTGCATCAGATACCTGCCCCGCAAACACAGGTACCATCCGAATCTGATAGCCTCCACAAAGACGAATCCCAAGTTCATAAGGGAATACGAAGGCCAGCCGGCGTTCTACAGATCTTCCCAGGATCCGCACTACTCCGGAGTGGGTCAGGATGAATGCATGAGGCTGGACGACTACAGAAACCCCATATGTGCGGCCTTGAGCTTTGCCTGGAGAAACAGGGTCAGGAAAATAGCCCTGCTCTGCTGCGACGAGGCCTTTGAGGATGAACGACCGGGCTCCATCAGAATGGAGAACGGACTGTATCAGTATCCCCCGCAGATAATGTGCCAGAAGATAATAGACAAGCAGATATACTGGCTGAGGCAGGCTGGGGTGGAGGTGATGGACTGCTCGTCGGGAATGGAATATGAAAATGCGGGATATATAAGTCTAGAAAATTTGCCCTCTTTTTTTCATAAGGATTGAATGTCCGGTTCATTTTATATCAACCCCGATAACTTCAAGAAGTGGATGAACAGCCAGGAGGAATACAATCCTTCCATGGGGTGCAATCTCGTGGGTCTTCAGGTGGAGACCAGATTCAGTGCGAAAAGAATAATGAAAAAGATGACGATGGAATCGGGCAAGGCTTGCAAGGTTGCCAAGGACTTTGCGGAGAATGGAGGAGTCATATCCGAGGTCATTGGGGAAGAATATCTCATCAAGGTTGAATCGGGATCGTTCTTGATAAGCAAGAACATGGTCATCTTCTGATGTCCGAATTCCTCCGAAGCATCGTGGACTTCGTAGTCACAAGCGCATTTCTGTTTATGCTCGTGGATCCTATGTAGCCCGTGAACTGCTGCAGGGGAAGATTTGAGTATCCTCTGTTTTGAAGTGAGATTCTCAAGTCGTTGAAGGACTCCGCAGACTCCACGAAAAGCTCGTACTCCATGCGATTTTCATAGGCCTCTCTTGCGACAGTCGCGGACACCTGGGGATTCAGTCCGAGTCTGGAGATGTCTTCCACCCGCGCGGCATAGGCCTTGCCTTTGAAGCCGAACCCACTTACCACCTTGATCCCCTTCTTGTCACGCCTTGCTAGGTATAGATAAAGACTATTTGTGATCATTTAGTAGCTCCTTGAAGAATTCCTCAAGCACTATCTGCGTGTATATGTCCGGGGTGCCGAACTGGCCAAAAAAGCACCTCATTGCCTCTTCAGCCTTGTCTTCGTTCTGTTCTTCCATGTTTCTCCGAGAAAGCCCTATTCTGCACTATATATAACAATAGTTCGACCAAAAGAGGAAAAATATGAGCGTTTTCAGGGTGAAGCTGACAAATTCAAGGCAGGGACTCCTAGACATACACGACAACCAGAGGACGGCCTACATCACGGGTCCAAACCGGATCAACAGGAAGCTGAAGGACGGCGAGACATTCATTGACTGCAACTACTGGAAGCGCTTTTCCTATCCAAACGTATCTATGGAGGAGGCGTTCATAGAGGTTGTTTTGGATGACGGCACAATATACAGCGATCAGATAGCCGAGAACACTTATCCGAGGGTATACAACATCGTGGCGGCTGCGGCATCCACATACGCCCAGAACAAGGCCGACATAGCAGGGGATTCAGGGTCATGGGCTCTCTTCGCCCAGATTACCAACAAAAGCAACGCCGACGACGTAAAGGTCAGAATAAACGGCCTAGACACTGCGATAATAGACGTACCTGCGGGGGCTACGCAGACCTTCAATCCCGGCGAGGTCACGATAGGAACCTTGGAAATAGACAACGGATCGGGGTCGGCTCCAGTGGAGGTGCAGATACTCGTTTCGGTCAGTTCCGTGGGCAGGAGCTGATTTGTCCTCGTACAAGCTATATTATGCCGGGTGAAAAATGCCAAATCTAATCAAACCAGGGGAAGCCAGGGTAATTACCAAGAACGGCGAGGTTTTCGTCAACATATCCCTGGAGTTGACCGTGAAGCTGGACGGGTCGAATATAAGCGTTGCGGCTGTAGGAAAGAATTCGGAATCAGGGCTGTCGTCTGACGCCGTTTCGGACAGCAAGGTTGGATGGCAGATTCCCGATTTCACATCTAACAAGATAGACTTCGGAAAAATAAAAGGAGAAAAAATTGAATAGTCGAGGATTCGATGCCGGCACCTATAATCTCGTATGTTGCAGCAGAAAAAATGACAATGAATTTGTCTACAAGAGGGAGGTCAATGCCTTTCTTGAAATGCCGTTGGACAATCGCTTTGTATTTAACATGATGAGGAACGCGGGCGTCCCTCTGATAGAGAACAAGGAATCGAATGTGGGATACGCCCTTGGAGAGTCTGCCGTCAACATGGCCTACACAATGAATCAGATAGAACTCAAGCGTCCGATGAAGGACGGATGTCTGAATCCGAGGGAGAGGCATGCCCAGCAGATCATGAATGTGATGTGCCACAGCCTCATAGGCGAAATAGAAGAGGATGACACAACGCTTTACTACTCCGTTCCCGCCAACGCCATAAATAAAGAGACCGATGCCGATTACCACGACAAGGTTCTCGAGGCGATGTTCAAATCGTACAGAAGCGAAAAGGGATACAAGTTAAACCCGCACCCGATCAATGAGGCTCTTGCTCTTGTTTATGCGGAACTTCAGAATAAGAATTGGACCGGCGTCGGAATTTCTTTCGGAGCTGGAATGGTGAATCTCTGCTATGCGATGTACGGCGCTCCCATATTTCAGTTCTCCCTAGTGAACAGCGGCGACTGGATTGACAAGATGGCCTCAAAGGCAATAGGCGAGGAGACCACGACCTATGTGAACAAGGAAAAAATGCACGCCGATCTGACAGTTGAAAATCCCGACACTCTTGTACAAAGGGCGATAAAGGCCCAGTACGAGATAATGATCCAGCATACGGTTCAGGGGATCAAGAAGGGGATAGAGGAGGCGGGAAACAAGGCCAGGTCGGAACAGCCGATAGACATCGTGATCGCGGGAGGCACCAGCATTCCCAAGGGATTCGATGTTCTGTTCCGCACCATACTTGATCAGTCCAAGATTACTACGATGAAGATAGGAGAGGTCATCAGGCCGCAGGACCCTCTCTATTCAGTGGCCAGAGGCTGCTTGATTGCTGCGGAAAACACGAAGTGAAAAAGAAAGAAAGGAAGAAAAATGAAAAAGACAGTAAGCGACCTAGGTTCTGGAGCCTACCTCCTCATGCACGGACACAAGGTCGTGGGCAGGAAGGGTAGGGACTTCATATTCGAGGTAAATGATCAGGAGGAAGTGGAGTTCGAGCAGAGGAAGCTCGAGTATCTCTCGAGCGAATTCCACAGGTTCGACTCCTATATCATGTCCATGAAGAAGATCGGCGAATACAATCCATGAAAATAGAAGGTCTTGAGTATTTCGTCGGAAAGATATGCACCGTTTTCACCGTGCAGACGAACAGGGATTTCAAATCTGAAAACCCCCAGACCTTTCCACAGCCCGTATTTCACTACTTTGTGGGAAGGGTGATGGAGGTGAATTCCAGGGGTGTATGTGTGGAGCAGTGGAACAATGAGAAGAAGCTGCGGACTTTCTTCTTCATGGATCACATCGTTTCCATATCCGAAGAGGAAATCCTAGATCCGTCTAATCCGAAGGACAAGCAGGTTATAGAGGACTACAAGAAGACGAATGAGTCTTCCTTGAAGAAGGCCAACGATAATGTGGAAATGCTGAAGAAGCAGAGGGAGAGCCTGGCGGAGAATCCCTATCTAGACATAGAGGACTTGTCCTCTATGTCCAAGGCTCGCTAGATTATTTTTCTCATGGCGATCTTCGTGCTTTCCCAGTCTCCTTGGGCGACGGATTCGTTGTATTGTCGCTCGTTTGCCCTAATGTAGTGTCTCAGTATCTTTTCGCCCTTCTCAACGAGCATGCCGTTCCAGTCCTTGAACTCCTTGCAGGCCCTCACATACGAGATGTTTGTGATTCCCCTGGACAGCAATTGCTTAGCTATTTTGGGAAGCGCGTCCGATCCGGCATCGTCGGCATCAAGGCATATAACAGACAGGCATCCCTTGATCATGTTCATCTGCGTTTCGCTCATGGCCTTGCCCCCGAGGGCCGCAGACTTGAATCCGCACTGGAATAGGGACATTGCGTCAAATTCGCCCTCTGTTATGTATATTTTTTCGCCGTCGGAAGGCCAGTTCTGGACATAGAGGACGTCGCCTTTTCCTATTCCTAGTTCCTTGGGAGGACCGAGGTAACGGAGGTTCGTTCCCGGATCTCCGATGTATCGGCCGTTGTAGTATATGAGACGGCCTTCTCGCGAGTAGTAGGGGATAACTATTCTGTTTCTGTACCTTCCCGAAGTGCATATCCGAAGGTTTCCCGTCTCTATCTTTCTTGACCTGAGGTACTCCTCGGCTTCCCTCTTGAGCCTGTGTGAGGAGGGCAGTTCTTCAAAAAGATAGCAGTCCCGCGCCATGCCGAGACCTTCCGGGACGGCCTCGGCCGGTTCAGACTCGCCCTTTTTTTCAAAAAGTTCGTTGACACGCCTTTCAAGGTCGCCCAATCCGCCCGAATAAGTGGAATCAAGGATTTCCGCCGCCTGCTCGTTATTGCATTTGTCAACAATCATGACCAGTCCGAGTAGGCTCCCCTTCTCGTCTGACTTCCAGCAGTGGTAGACGCCGTTCTCATTGCTGGTCTTGCCCCCGGACGGGTTGCACCAAAGGTGGTGCTTCCTGTCATCGCAGAATATAGAGTTCAGGAGAATTTCATCTCCCTTTACAATTACATCGTCGAATCTGGACTCTGCCCAGTTCAAGAATTTGTCGAAATCAATTGACATCAGCGGCTCCTTGTGGGAGAATTATAACAAGAAATCCGGCAAAATTCAATCCGCCGGTCTCTATTAGGTCTGATGAAAATAGAACACATATCCGTATCAAGGGGCAAGTCCTACAAGCAGTGTCCCTACTACTACAAGCTCAAGTACCACGAGAAAATACCGAACCCCGGCGAGGAGCCGTTCTATTTCGTGTACGGCAAGATCATACACAAGATCGCGGAGTGCCATGTCCAGGAAAAGGGCAGGAGAAGCCTGAACGAAATAGCCAACGATGTGCTGAAGGGCAAGATAGAGATAGATGACGGGAAGAAGGCTCCTCCCCTGCCGAAGGACTACAAGAAAAGGATGCCGTCCCACATAAGAGCCATAGAAAAACTGAACAAGTCCATAGGCTGCGACGGCGTAACGGAGCACAAGTTCAAGTACGATCTGCAGTCTCCCAACGGAAAGTTCGTCACGGGGTTCATAGACAGGATAATAATAAGGGACGACAAGGCGTGGATAATAGACTACAAGACCACCAAGAAGGGGCCATTCAGGGAAAACAAGCATACGATCAAGTATGACCCGCAGCTCCGCATTTACTCCAGGGTGGTGCAGAAGGAATTCGGAATAGAGCCGGAGAACATAAAGGCGGGCCTTTACTACCTCGAGGACGAGGAGGCGATCTCATCCTCGTATGATGAGGAATCGCTGATCAGGGTCGAGCAAGAACTTCTGGCGGTTTACGACACCATCTTCTCGCACGAACCCGATCAGGTAGTCGGAACCACGGGACAGCACTGCCAGCGCTGCGAATACAGAGACATGTGCCCATTCTTCAAAAGTTCCAAGAGAAGGGTCGTCTGGGACGGGGATCTGAGCAAGATACCTAGAACATGATGGGCATGGGTATGAAGTTCCCTTCGTACTTTCTGTCCGGTTTGTCCCAGTCCTTTATTGGCACGATCTCCATGGCATTTCTGTTGCCTATGAGCCACATGTGGTTGTTTTTTGAAAACACCTTCTCCATGGAGCTCACGGGTGTGAAATAGCCTATTCCCTTGCCGGATATGTCCGAAGTGCCCCAGCATATGCCCACAAGTTCTCCCTCTTTCGTCACAAGTCCTCCGCCGGATCTTCCGGGACGAGGGCTGTTCAGTTCGGTAATGATGTCAAGAGACCTTTTCTCGACAAACCTGACCTCATACCTTGCAACCTCCCTGCCTCCGTCGCACCCCATGGAATTCAGCAAATCGCCCTTCTTCAATTTGAGTTTGGGCGATATCGGAAAGCATTCCGGAATCCAGTCGCACTTGAATCTGACAAGGCTGCAGTCGTAGCCTCTGTCGTTGCTCCAGAATAGAACCTCCGCATCGTATGCTCTGGCTTCGGGCAGTTTCGTGCCGTTTTCATACCAGACCGTCACCCTTGCCCCCACCTTAGGTTCGGAGCCGTATCCCTTGTTGCCCTCCCAAAGGTGTCCGCACGATATTACGTAAGCCCATTCTGACGATGGATCATAATAGATTATCGTTCCGGAGCCGGCCGATCCGTTCACTGACAACTTGACGGAAGCGGAGAGGAACTTGGAGTATTTTTCGTCCCTCTGCTCCTTCGGAACCGGAAAATCAACCATCGCCGCATCCTCTCTCAGGATGGGATGGATGGGTTCCGCCGACGCGAAACAGTTGCAAAAACTTATAGATAAAGCTAGAATCAGAGCGGCACGTGAAATCCTTTTCATTTGTGTAGCCTCCTTGCTATTGATATATATCCGTATTAAAAATGAATAATCTTGCCTTGTTTGTTACTCATCATTTGTTTTTGACCGAAGAACAAATAGCCGAAGTTGTTTCCGGAAAAACCGTGGAGTCGGCGGGCCATTGCGTACCCGTATGGGTGGATGCGAAGACCGGAAAGACGACGGAGCCTGCATCGGAGGTGTTCTGTTCCTATAGAATCCACAACTGCAGGGAAAAATCATGCGATGTAGATGTCGTCCTGAAGAGGGGATACGACGTCTATATCCCCAACGTCTCGTCCTGGAGGCCGCCCGAGGATTTGGACTTAAAAAAAATGGCGGACATGACAAGCGAGGAAAGGCAGGTCATCATGAAGGATCGCGAGAAGTGGTGGTTCAACAATCCGAAGCCGCCCGACGCGGAGAACCTGAAGTCGGGATACCTGCGGTTCGAGGTGAAGAAGACAAAACAGAAGGCCGGGCGGCGCGAATACTCGGCTCAGCACATGGTGGAAATAGCCTCGCTTTCCAGACTAGAAAAGTCCCTAACTTCCTGACAGGGACATCGCCATCTTCATGGTGATTATTTCGCCGTCTGAGACAGTTATTGTTCTGCTTAGGCTTGCGGATGAAACAAGTACGACGCCCGACGCGTACCCTAGGCCAGTGGATAGGAAGATGTTCTTCACGGGCCCCCACGATCCTCCTACGGCCTTGAAAAGTATGGCAGGACTCGTGGCCTTGTGACTTGACTGGCCGGTCGTCACCGAGAAGTTGTCGCTCTGTATCCTCTGACGCTCGTAGGCGTTTGAGGTCGGCTCGGGGCCGTATAGCTGCGATATCGTCGTGGATGCGACTAGGGAGGTCCGTGAGTCAAGGCCGATGTAGTAGTTGGCCGGGAGCGGGGTGCCGCCGAACAACACCTTCAATATGAAGTCCTCCCCAGCGTCGTGGAGCATGTTCCTGACATTCTCCTCCCTGTGAAGGACGGCCCCGGAAGAGTCCAGGTGCTCCATTTCAAGTACCGTCATTATTCCGTGCCAGGGCTTCATATTTTTTAAATGAGGAGGGTTTTTGATATATATATGGCATGGACTTCAAAAAGTGGCTTCTTGAGGTGGGTGGCGGAGGCGGCCTCGGGGGAGGCATCACACCTCCGCTCCAGAATCCGCTCTTATACCAGGGGGCATTTGCCGACTACCACGGCGAAACCGAAAGAGACCCCGCTAATCCCGACGGAAACTTGCCGCCGGTCAAAAAGAACAGAAAAGGCCTAAATAAAAAACATGGACAACACAAATTTCGCGGAAATCCTTAACGGCTTAGAAAAAGACGTATTCGACCTCGTATCCAACCTTGAGGGACAGATAAACAACCGGCTTGCCTCGTACGGAAGTGGTTCCCGAATCCCCGCCAAAAACGAGCCCGTGAAGCCCTTCCAGCCTAAATGGAGAGGGTTGAGAGGTGCATTGAGATGGCTCTGGAAGGGTCATTCCCGTGACAATCCCGACTACGCACACCTTTATGACAAGGAAGCAAAGAGCGAATCAAAGAACGGCAGAGCGACTCTCGCCGAGTATCTATCGGATGTCAGATTGATAGATGGATTTGCGGAAGAAATATGCTCGGAGGTTCTGGGTGATTTTCTGACCGAATCTTCAATAGACATTTCTGACCTGTCAAGGCAGTTCGTGCTGGATTTCAGAAACATAATATTGAAGTACAAGAATCTGGTCAAGAGTGTTGGTCCAGCGTCTCCCGAAGTCGCCCCCGCCGCAACCGGCCGGATGCCCCAGGATGCTCCGGTGCGGGCATCAAAGACGGTTGAGCCCAAGGCTCCGGAGACGCCAGAACCGGCCTCTTCCCAGAAGGCTTCGGAAGAAGACCCAAGAGAGAAGGCTCCACAGAAAGACGCCGAAAAAGAAAACATACCTCCTGCGGCCCAAGAAGACGGGGAAGAGAACGGCGATTCGGGGTCGGGATCGAACGAGGCGGGAGCCACGCGTAAGTCCAAGAGCCACTCCGCAAACATAGGAAGATGGTTCAAGGATGCCATGGAGGCCAAGAAGAAGGGAGGAGACGGTCTGAATCCCAAGCCGGAATGGCTCAATGCCAAGGGAATAGTCAAGCCCGAAAAGCTTCCGTGGGTTATCGCTTGGATGGGGACGAAAAGCCACAAAGACCTTCAAAAGGACGAGGATGTAAAGGCGGAACTCCAGTCCGCCATAGGATCTTCCTTCAAGGATTTCGTGACCCAGATAGCAAAGAAAAAAAGCGGCGACAGCCTTGTGGGATACCTCAGAAAGAACATGCCCATGGTCTCCGACGAGGAGTTCAAGAGGCTTGTTTCTGAATTGTACGGGTCGGAATACGACGGCCCAGGGGGGTCCTCCCAGAAAAAGGGGAGAGATAAGAAGAGGGATTACGCGGATAGTACCGAGAAGGAGGATTCCGCAGATAGTGCCGAGAATTCCAAGGGAGAAAAGGAACAGGAGCCGGACATACAAGAAAAACGGACAAAGGCTCTATCTTCGCTCTACGAAGGAATGGACAAAAAGGATCGCGTATTAGATGCAATAGAAAATAAGATAATTCGGCCTACATTTACAATGATGGACTCGGACGAAGATAAAAAGTACTTTGTTGGATGGTGGAAGTCGTTCAAAAGAGAAAGAATAAATGACGTCCAAGAAGATATGAAGTCAATGATTGTCAGAATCAACACTTTAGCTATGTTTAATGACATACTAGAAAATTCAGAAGTGTCAAAAAAGAAGCCGGAAAAAAAGATAAAATTAAGAAATCTAATGGACATGCTGGCGGGTTGATTCTTTAGTCGTCATCTTCTTCATCTTCATCTTCATCATCCCAGTCGTCATCATCTTCGTCATCGTCATCGTCATCGCCATCGCCATCGTCATCGTCATCGTCATCCCAGTCATCGTCATCATCTTCTTCATCTTCATCTTCATCTTCATCGTCGTCGTCGTCGTCCCAGTCATCCTCATCATCCTCATCATCCGACAAATTATCATCAACAATCTCATCATCTTCCGAGTCATCGGAGTTCTCGTTTTGTCGGTCACCTCCTTCTTCCAAGTCCTCGTAATCATGGGAATCAGAATCATCGGAGGCCTTCTCCCACTTCCACTCGGTCAACACACCCTCTTTATTGGATTCGTCTTTTTTTGCCGGCGCATAAGAAAAATCACTATACCAGTCATTGGTGTAGATGTAGTCAATTTGATTTTCAACATCCTCATGTGAACTCATGGGCCGAAAGCTCCTTTTGTGTTAACGAACCTAGTTATATTAAATCCAAAAACCTGACTAGCGAATTATTATATATGTACTTTGCTAGAAAATCAAGAGATTTTCTGCCTCACAAGATGGCCGTTTTTCACGAACCAATCCCCATTTTTACCTATTGACTTTGCTATGCTGCTGAGACAAATCGCCGCGGAGGACTTGATTTCCTCGTCGGAAGGCTTTATTTCAAATAAAAGCCTTCCTGTTTTATCAAACTCGTAGTAGGAGTCCGAGGGGACTTCTATTTCAAAATCATCCTTGAAGGAAAGACTTGAAACCATCGGAAGTTCGCTCGCTTTGAGGGTCGCCTCGTTTCTTATGACGACCGATGTGACCTTGCTGTTCTTGACCACTATGTCGTTCTTTTTGAGTTGGGAGACCATATCGTTCCACGAAGGGCCGGAAAGAGTTCTGACCTCGCTTTCGTTAAGAATTCTCCATTCGACAAATACCTGCTTCATGATCCTTGCGTATTCCGGGTTCTTGGACTGCGCCACGACGATCATGGATTTGGCCATAGAAGCGTAGTAGTTGACAACCCTTGCGCTTCCGGGAATGGCTTGTGCGAGAATTGAAAACGAAAAGTCCCTCGCGGTTCTGATCGCGGAAATCGGGTTGTTTCCGATAGAGACGTGGTATTTGAATATTCTTACAAAAATCTGGTACCATGCGCTTGAAAACACGCGGCCAAAGCTGTGGCACTCGGCGGCAAGTTTGTTGTTTGAAGTTTCCGCGGGCAGCGTGGACGGCTCCTCGTACTTGAAGACCTCCACCGCGGGGTCCCTGAGGGCATTTGGCAGGTGTAGCGGATCTCTTGTGACATTTCTTATCAGGATTCCGACTTCCTCGGCAAGCCTTGATACGGAATTGGAAACCGAAAGATCGCCCTTGGTTTCAACGATCATCTTGTTCAGTGCGACATCGTAGCTCATCAAATTGAACATGGCGACTATATCGGAAAAGGCCTCGTGGAAAGACCACACCTCCAGGGCTTGGACGCTCCAGAAGTCGGGACGCATGGCGTCCAGCATCGCATGACCCAGTTCATGGGTGACAATGTCGGAGGAATCCGCGAAATACACGTTCTTTCCCTTGAAATTGTAGTAGTAGAACTTGAGAGATTTTCTGTCGTAAAATGCGTTAAGGTCAGTGCCCGCGGCGGGATGCACCACGAGCAGCGAGGTGGCAGACCAGTTTTTTATGGGAGTCTTTAAGTGCCTCTGGACGTTTTCTATGCAGTTTCCGATAGAAATGTGGCAGTTGACGGCTCTCTTCTCATTTGTGCTGAAAGGAGTGGGGTTCATTTCCTTCACCGCGTACTTCAGAAATCCGACCTTGGGCATTTCGGCATCTATGACCAGATCGGGGGTGCTAGGGTCGTTTACGGTGTACCTGCTGAGCAGGTGAGCCAGACTAGACTGAATTTGAGTTATCTTACGGCCGAAAATATTGAACATATAAACCTCCATGTTTCTGTTCTAGACTTATATAGATATTGGAATGGAAGAAAGGTCGCTGATCGGAAAAAAGGAAATAGAGGAATACAAGAACTTCGCCTTCCGGGACGACATGCTGAAGCTTGCCGTTGGCGTGGTGCTCGGGAACTCGTTCAACAAGGTCGTATACGGGATATCGGACTATCTTGTTATGCCCGTTCTGACATTTCTCGTGTCCAAGACCGGCGATGAATGGAGAAGGTGGGAGTTCAGCCCCTTTTTGGGACTCAAATTTGAATTCGGAAGAATGATCGGCACTTTCGTTGATTTTCTTCTAATGTCATTCTTCCTCTATCTATTCTATGTTAAATTGGCGAGCCGGCTGGTTCGTCCCGAAGTATCCAAGAAGAAGGAGTGTCCCTTCTGCCATGAGAGCATACGGCTAGAAGCCGCAAGATGTCCCTTTTGCACCGGAGATTTAAGTGTCAAAACAAGAAGACCTAGAGGAAAGAATAAGAGAGCAGAGAACCGTAGAGGCCAATAGAAAAGGCCTCGTCGGGCACGGGGGCAAGATAGGAGTGGTGCTGAAGGTACTCGGCCAGCCCATAGTCGGCCAGTCTGAGGGCGGAATCTACGTGGACACGAACAAGCTGGAAGAATGGGACAGGGATGACTCCGAACCCAGAAATGCATTGGAAATGATGAGGAAGATTCCCGTCATGGATACGGGGGGCCACGACCGTCCGTCTACGGATGAGTGGTCGGAAATGGACGATCCCATCCCGTACGGCACAAGAACCATTGGATGGCATTTTGACGGACTCGGAAGGGGAATGCACCTTGAAATAATGTACGACGACGCGACGACGGAATTCACCGTCACCTACAAGGGATACCTGGTGTACAGGGAGGTCAAGGGCGAGCTCAGCGCATACATTCCGCATCCGGAGTGGGAGGGCTGGATAGACCAGCTCTTCAAGAAGGCTCGGGAAGCACAGCGCGTGATGAAGGAGGATGAGTTCAAGGAGCAGATAAAGGCGGCCGACAGAAGCAAGGAGAACTGGCTGAGGGAAATCGCGTCAAGATGGGGGATAATTAAATGAAAAACCCAGGCAGAACCTGGGTTTTTTGTTTTTGTAGAGATGAATTTTTCACATGCCGAACATCAAATAGACGAGCAAGGCGAACTGGGCGAGGACGACCGCCACGAACACGTATTTCATGACATTCTTCTTCTCGTTAATTCTGCTCTCTACGGCGGCAAGAACCGGAGACTTTGACTGCGACTTGGTCTTGACCAAACCCTCGCAAACATTTTCCACCACGGTGGAGACGACTTCGCCGGTCGTCTCATCCAGGGTCTCAACAACCCTCTCGCATACGCAGAGGCGTTCTGTGACCCTCTGGGACAGCTTCTTCTGCTGCTTGGGTTCTACATAGACCTCTGTGACCTTTGTCATTGAGTCTACATTGTTTTCTACTTTCTCGGCCTTCCTGCCGTCTTCGAGTGTGAATTCAGACATTTTATCTCCTTTTGAATTACCTATTCTTATTTAGTGGTCTGAAAACAAAAAAACCCACCCGGAAATTCCCGGGTGGGTTTCTCTTGAAAACCCTCGTGGTTTTCACGCACCGTGGACGATTAGGTCAGAAAGCGTGTGCTTGCTGAGGGTGGTGCGGTTCCCGCCCTTCGTGGGAGCGATCTTGCTCTTTTTGAAGGACTGGATTCGGGCGTCCTGGAGGCGGGAGCAGACCGAGTTGCCCCTGCGGAGGACATAGCCCTTGACGACATCGCCCTTGTTCTCCACGACGGCGATCGTCGTGCGGATGGGCTTGCTATGGGTTCCCTTGTAGAAGAATTTCCACACGGGAAGGTTTCTAATCAGACAGTAATTACTACCAGACATTTTGAACTCCTTTCGTTAAAGTTCGGGTGTAGAGATCAATTATATAATTCTTTCTCTACTTGTCAATAGCATTTTCTAGCATTTCCCGGATGTTGTCGGCGTCGCCCCTGCTGTCAAGAATCTGATCCTCGAGAAACAAGGCCAAGTATGTGCCGTCAACTGTATCTTCGGGTCCGCTGGCGGCGAGGGTTTCGGCTTGCGAGTGCCTTGTTACGTAGTTCTGGACTACCCTGTCCTCCATTTCCATGGCGGCCTGAAGCAGTTCCCTCGGGCACGTCAGGCCCTCCTTGAATTCGGCGACCGTGCTGGGAATCTTCCTGTCAAGGTTTCTTCTCGTGATTATTCCCTGGATGAGCCTTCTGAACTCCTCCACGTGCTTCATTTCGCTGGAGGCCTGCTCGGAGAAGAATTCGCCGATCTCTTGTCTGTGGAGTCCTTTGATGCTGGTGGCCGCCTGCATGTAGAAGTGCATATGGGAATATTCATTTGCAAGATCGCCCATCAAGATATCAACCATATTTTCTATGTTCATTTTTCATCCTTTCTTGCAGAAAAAAGAGGCTCGACGCCGTCAAATCCATTAATATTGACGGATCCGTTCAGGAAGTTCTTCCAGAGTATATTTCCCACTCTGATGGCTCCGCACCACGAAACAACAGCAAAAACCTCATCTATTTCGGTGATGCCTTGCCGGACGCAGGCCATGGTGATTTCCTTGGTTTCCTCTTCGGAAAGCGAAACATACTTGTTTTCCGATGAATCCCAGTGAAGATCATCGGCGGGGATCACTTTGTTTATTATATTTTTATACATTTTCATGATTCTACTAATTGAGTCGTCCCGCCACAATATCAAAGATAGTCTCGGCGTTTAGCTTTCCACTTTTCCCAGCCCTCCTTGGTGAAGAAGGCCACTGTCGCGTAGAAGAATCCGCCGAGCACACTCTGAAGAAACCAGATCAGAAGCGAACATCCAATGAAACTTACGACAAGGAAGTTCTTTTTTTTATCTTTTTCTTCCGATCTAATATCTGTGTTTTTCATTCTAGATAATAGAGAATGGAAAATGGAAAAACTAAAACGCCTGAAAATCTGCCCTATCCTACGGAGCCTTTCGAGGATTTTTATTTCAGGTTCAAGAATACGAGGGAGATGGTCGGGGATCCCGAATGGGAAAGGATATATTCCATCTACTACGAGTTGAGTTCGGATGAGATGGACATCCCGATAGGCGAGACCGTAGAGGATTTGAACGCATTTTCCGGGGACAAGCAGATAGAAGAGGTCATAAGGTGTGCCAGGAGTTTTTTCTACTTCTGCCACCGGTATGTAAAAATTCTGCATCCCAAGTTCGGAACGATACCCTTCATGCTGTACAAGTACCAGAGGAGGGTCATCGGGGAGTTCGGGTCGAAGAGATTCAACATGATCTCAAAGTTCAGGCAGGGGGGCTTGAGCACCGTGGCGGTTCTCTGGGGTCTGTGGAAGTGCATGTTCCAGAAGGATCAGCAGATTTACTTGCTCTCGAAGACGGACCGCGAGGCTCTTGCGGCGGGGGATATAGCCAGGAGGGCGATGGACAACTTCCCCTACTGGATGTACGACGCGAGCAGGGCGGACATAACCAAGCACGAGAAGAACTTCAACGATGTCGGATCAAAGATATGCTTCTACACGCCCGAGGCCGCCCGAGGAAAGTCCGCCACCTACATCATAATCGATGAGGCGGCGTTCATAGACAAGATGGACGAGCACTGGAAGGCGATGTACCCCGTGATCGCCACGGGAGGACACATAGAGATCATCTCTACGGTCAACGGGCTTGGAAACTGGTACGAGGAGACATACCACGAGGCGCAAGCAGGACGTAACTTCTTCAACATAATAGAACTAGACTACTGGGAGCATCCCGTCTACGCGAACCCCGAATGGGCGGAGGCGATGAGGGCCAACCTCGGTGAGAAGGGATGGCAGCAGGAAGTACTGCGCGACTTTCTCGGATCGGGCGACACCTACATAAGCTCCAACGTCATAAGCCAGTATGACAGGACCGTGCGGAACATAGCCCCCTCAAGGACGGCGTTTTCCAAGTGGACTAATGAGTCTCAGCAGAAGCAGGAATTCGAGGACGGAGCCCTTTGGATATGGAAGGAGCCGATGGTCGGACACGAATACATCATAGGTGCGGACTGCGCCGAGGGCGTGGGCAAGGACGGCGACAACTCGTGCTTCGAGATAATAGACGCCACGAGCTTTGAGCAGGTGGCCGAATTCTACAGCAACCTTGTCCCCCCCAACGTTTTCGCGCAGATAATCAACCAGATCGGAATATACTATAATACAGCGACGGTGGCGGTGGAGAACAACGCCATTGGAGGAGCTGTCATAAACTGCCTGAGCAACGACATGGGATACGAGGCGATATACTACGAGGTAAGGAAGACCTCGGCCAGGCTGGGAATAAAGGTGACTTCCTCCAACAGGCCGATACTGCTTGAGTCCATGCAGAGCAGGCTCATGACGGGGGTGGTTCGGCTCAACAGCCAGAGGCTTATAAACGAACTGAAGACCTTCATATACAGCCCGCAGAAAAAGCGGGCCGAGGCCATAAAGGGAAAGCACGACGACGCCATAATGGCTCTCTGCTTCGCGCTTTACGTAAGGGACGAGAGGACGAGGGGACTTCCCGTCAGTTCGGAGATGTCCGACGTTGGAATCCCCCTGAAAAGGTCTCCCTATGAAGAAATCAAGAAAGAGATAATGGAAGGGGGCACGACGGGCTGGCTGGACGCTCGTGGGGGCGACACCTTCTCGATGGGCGAGGGCGACATCCCGAGGAAGAACGACGCCATACTCAAGGAGTTCGGATGGTGAAGAACAGACGGATCAAAGGAATAATAAAGGATGCGATAGAAAGATGTGGAGGAGTAAAGATGCAAGGCGTCAAGTCACATCTGATCCGGGCCCTCAGAGAAATCTCCGAAATGGAAAAGAAAGAGGAAAGGAAGAAGAGTGCGGCTCCCGAGCAACAGTGGAAATTTGACATAGCCACCGGCAAAGTGAAGAGCATGACAAGGGAGCAGGCGAACAACGCCCTCGGAAACATAGAAAGAATGATAGAGGACGAAGCGGGAAAGGGCGGAGGCTAAGACGATCGGTTGAATAATTCCACCAGATAGTCGTAGTTGAATCCTATGGCGTATCCAATGAGAAAGAAGACGGAAGAGATGGCCAGAAGTCTAATGAGATCCACCAAGGTGATCGCCTTCCATTCTTTTCTGGGTAGTTCTGCAGATCTCCTCCATTCCCCACCTGTCCTTGTCATTGAATTCGGGGGCGTTTCCGGTTATCTCCAGTTTGACGGAGCCATCGCCGACCCTCCAGAATCCTACGGGGAATTCCACGCCGCTTTTGTGCCAGATGAGTTCCGTGTACCCAAGCCTTTTGATCTCGTAGTTTTCAAGGATGTAGTTTCTGGCCTCGATGTTTCCAATCTTGTATTTGTACGGAAGCATGAAGTTCTCCTTTCAATACAATATACATCAGGACTCTAAATAATTCCATGCCAAAAATTCTCGTCACCGGCGGAGCTGGATTCGTCGGCTCCAATTTGATTGAGGCGATTGTATCCTCGGGTGCGGAGGCGTGTTCGCTGGACGACTATTCGACGGGGCGAGAAGAAAATCATGTCGTAGGATGCGAATACCACAAGGGCGATGTGTCAGAAGAAAAAGACTTGCAGGTCGTAGAGTCCGTGGACTTCATATTTCATCTTGCCGCAAAGGCGAGAATATCCAGATCCTTCGAGGATTCCGCCGGATATTTCAAGGCAAACGCCATGGGAACGATGGACGTCTGCCGCTTCGCACTTGAAAGAAGCATACCTGTTGTCTACGCGGGCACGGGAAGCAATCATGGAGGAAGGTATAGAAATCCCTACACATTTTCCAAGGCCGTAGGCGAGGACGTCGTCAGAATGAGCGTGGGTCTTGGACTCAAGGCGTCAATTGCAAGATTCTTCAATGTTTACGGACCGCACGAGTCCACGTGCGAAGACCACTCCACGCTCATAGGGTCATGGCGTGGCAAGGCTGCCCGGGGCGAAATTCCCGTCATCTACGGCGATGGAACCAAGGTCAGGGATTTCACGCACATCAGCGACATTACAGAAGCCCTGATGAGCATCATGCAGAAGAGGGCGTTCGGATTTGAATTTGATCTCGGAAGAGGATCTCCCTTGAGCGTCCTGGAGGTTGCAGGGATGTTCGGCCTCGGATTTGAATTCCGTCCGGACAGAAGGGGCGAGATGCAGGAATCCGTTTGCGACAACTCGCTCGCCAGAAAAGTATTGGGATGGAATCCCTTCAGAAATTTGAAGGACTATGTGGATTCGGAGAAAATTCGCACAAGTCCGTCAAAAAATGAATAGATATATGCGAGGCCACAAGGAGGGTTCCATGGGAAAAAGAGAGAATTTTAAAAAGTTTCTGCGGGCCCGGGAAAAGATTGAACTCCCCAAGGGCAAGCCGCTCCCGCAAAAGGACATCCATCAGCTGAGCGAGGACCATGCGGGGGTTTCTTCATTCTGCCGGCTTGTGACCCCGGGTCAGGAAACGGCGACCATACGGACCGGAAACGCCGGGATGGGATACCAAGTCGTTTCGGCAGGGGAGGAGATTTCAAAACTCAATCAGATTCCCATAGAAAATCAATCGGCTCTCATCAAATACAGACAGAACATAACGGTTCCGGCCGTGTGGCTTGGAGAACAGGGGATAAGGGTGTCAAACATACCGATGATCCCGGCGGAAAAAATATCAAATCTAAATACATACATCCAAAGCCGCCTCCTCAGAGTCGACGGGGGCAATCTAGACGCCCGATAAAAAAGGAAAGCAATGGTAGACGCCGCCGGAGAAGTGGTGATTCAGATAAGAAGGGCCACTTCCTCCACTTGGACCCAACTGGACTTCTTGCTTGAAGAAGGCGAGATGGGGCTGGAGTTGGACACCCGCAGAATAAAAATAGGCACGGGTCAAACGAGATGGAATGCGCTTCCTTATTCACTGAAGCAGACCGACAACCTTCTGTTGGACGGCAACGCCATCTCCTCCGTGGATTCCAACGGGGACATTGAACTAGCCCCCAATGGATCCGGAAAGGTCGTAGTTTATTCCGATCTTTCCGTGGACGGGGACATTTATTCGCAAGGCGACAAGAAGGTGGCGACCGAGGAATATGTCAATTCGGTAAAGCAGGCTCTTGATGTGAAGGACTCTGTGCGGGTTGCGACTTCGACCGCGATCGTGCTTGCCGGAACGCAGATCATTGACGGGGTTCAACTTTCGGCGGACGACAGGGTTCTCGTAAAGAACCAAGGCTTGATGTCGGAGAACGGAATATATTCCGTATCTGCAGGAGCATGGTCCAGGTCCGAGGACGCCAACTCAAATCTAAAGGTTACGCCCGGGCTTTTTGTTTTTGTGGAAGAGGGGGACTCCAATGCCGACAGCGGGTGGGTTCTTTCGTCCGAAGTGTCGATAGCCCTGGGGCAGACGAACATCATATTCGCCCAGTTCAGCGGAGCGGGGCAGATCACGGCGGGGGCGGGACTCACGAAGGCCGGAAATGAAATTGACGCCGTGGGAACGACTGACAGAATACTCGTCGGGGCCGACAGCATAGACATATCCCCCGAATATGAAGGACAAACATCCATCAGCGTCCTGGGGGTGGTTTCCACAGGAACTTGGAGGGGAACTGCCGTGGAGGCTTCTAGCGGGGGAACGGGAATATCGGAATTCTCTCCCGGAGACATCCTTTATGCGGGAGAAAACAACATTCTTTTGCGGCTTTCTGCCGGCGGCGGGCGTTATTTTCTGAAGATGAACGCAGGCGGCACGGCTCCCGAGTGGTCTGGCGTCATAGACGGCGGAACTCCCTGATACGGTCCGTTTTTTGAAAAAAGCGACCGTTCTTTTCCTGCTTCCGTGCATTCCACGTATTTCTCCGAAAAAACATCCGTGAATATTATATAAGACATATGGATAAATCACGGAAAGAAAAACTCTCTAGAGAAATCGTGGTGATGATACAGCCCTCGCTCTATTGCCAGTTCAAGAACAAGTGCGACAAGAACTACGTCAAAGTAAGCGAGGTCATACGCCAGCTTGTCCGTGAATACATCAAGAAAGAGGAGGGATAGGCCTCCTCCGGTCATTTCACCATGCCAAGAATAGACAACATAAACATAAGAAGGGGAAGCGAACAAGAGTGGCTATCGGTCAATCCGGTGCTGGATTCCGGGGAGTTCGGATTTGACACGACGAACAACCTAGTAAAGGTCGGCAACGGAACTGATCCGTGGAGTTCGCTTTCCGTCATGGCGTTGGCCAACCCGGTGATCCTCTCCCAGAACTCCGCATTTACAAACAAGATGACCATAAGGTCGCCGATCCTGGATTTCAGGCAGGCGGCCGACACCGTAGTCTTCGAGGTTCCAGAAGGCCATGTGTTCTCCATAGACTCGCTTGAAATACTGACCACCCTGATAGACAGCCCGGACGCACCTCCTTCTGTCAGATTCGGCAACTCCTCCAATCTTTCGGCCTATTGCGACTCGGAAGAGACCATAAGCAACGGTTCCGGCTCGAGGCACATTATAGAAAATCCCCAGGACGCCGCGGCATCGGGAACCGTCATAACTTTTGGAATCACCTCTGAAAGTTCGGCCGACTCGCACTTCGGATGCGGGATAATATCCGGACATCTAATAAGGATATCGTGAATTCCTTTGGCTCGATCAAAGGAGTAGGTTGATTCCATCCGTGCTAAAACTTTTCCAACAGCATGGTAATTGAATTTCAAAATCAATATATAAATTCAGACACGCAACAAAGGGAGTAAGCATGCCACTTTCGTACGTTGAAAGATTCAGAGGACTGTTCACTGGAAACGTAGCTTCAACTAGCACATCCACCGGAACCATAGTAGTCACTGGGGGAATAGGCGTCAGCGGAGCCGCCAATACGGGGTCGGTCGGCACCGGCGCAGTCGCCGCGAGCGGCTCTGTGACGATGACCCAAGGAACCGCGAGCACAAGCACCGGAACTGGCACGTTGGTCGTGACCGGCGGTGTGGGCGTCAGCGGCGCGATCTACAGCGCATCCCAAGTGCTGACGGGAGGCACAGCCAGTACAAGCACAGGCACCGGAGCTCTGGTGGTGACCGGCGGCGTGGGCGTCAGCGGAGCCGTCAACAGTGCATCGTTGGGCACGGGCGGAGTTGCCGCAAGTGGCGCAGTAACAATGACACAGGGAACGGCCAGCACAAGTACGGGTTCAGGAACGCTTGTGGTGACCGGCGGCGTGGGCGTCAGCGGAACAGTGCATGCGACGCAAACTAACACTGGAAACATCCAAGTTGCAGGCAACACGATATCCTCAACAAATGCGAACGGCGACATAGTAATCAGCCCGAATGGTTCCGGTTTGGTCAAGATCGGAGCAAACGAAGTTGCCACCAGATCTTATGTCGATGCCTCTATCCAGGGCCTGGACGTCAAGCAGAGCGTCAAGGTTGCGACCGTTGCTGCCGGAACTTTGGCCACCTCCTTCGCCGAATCAGAGGTGGTGGACGGATACACGCTTGTCGCGGGCGACAGAATATTAATCAAGGAACAGTCAACCGCATCCGAGAACGGCATATACACCGTCAACACGGAAGGCGCCCCCACTAGGGCGGCCGATGCAAATACCAGTTCCGAAGTGACGGCAGGGCTCTTCGTTTTCATCGAACAAGGATCGACTTTGGCTGATACTGGCTGGGTGCTTTCCACAAACGGAACAATTACGCTTGGAACGACCGGACTGTCATTCGTTCAGTTCAGCAGTGCGGGGCAGGTCACGGCGGGCGACGGCATCGCCAGAACCGGCAACGTCCTCAGCGCCAAACTCAAGAGCAACGGCGGACTCGTAATAGAAAGCGGAGACATCGCCGTAGACCTCGGAGCCGCCAGCATAACTGGAACACTTGCGGTTGGCGACGGTGGCACAGGCGCCACGACGCTGACGGGATATGTTTACGGCAATGCAACTGGGGCGATGACCGCTTCCGCGACCATCCCCGGCAGTGCCATAACGGGAGCGATGGACAATGTGACGGTCGGAGCCACAACTAGGGCCTCCGGTGCGTTCACGACTCTCGCGGCCAACGGCGCGGTGACCATGACGGTAGGAACGGCAAGCACAAGCACCGGAACTGGCACATTGGTCGTGACCGGCGGCGTTGGCGTGAGCGGCGCGGTGACAAGTGGATCAGTAGGCACCGGCGCAGTCGCCGCGAGTGGCGCAGTAACGATGACCGCTGGAACGGCAAGCACGAGCACCGGAACTGGCACGTTGGTCGTGACCGGCGGCGTGGGCGTGAGCGGTGCTGTGACAAGTGGATCAGTAGGCACCGGCGCCCTTGCTTCAAGTGGCGCAGTGACCATGACCGCTGGAACCGCAAGCACGAGCACCGGAACTGGCACGTTGGTCGTGACCGGCGGCGTGGGCGTGAGCGGGGCTGTGACAAGTGGATCAGTAGGCACCGGCGCCCTTGCTTCAAGTGGCGCAGTGACCATGACCGCTGGAACGGCAAGCACAAGCACCGGGACTGGCACGTTGGTCGTGACCGGCGGCGTGGGCGTGAGCGGGGCTGTTACAAGTGGATCAGTAGGCACCGGCGCAGTCGCCGCGAGTGGCGCGGTGACGATGACGGCAGGAACGGCAAGCACAAGCACCGGAACTGGCACATTGGTCGTGACCGGCGGCGTGGGCGTGAGCGGACAAGTTACCGCGGCCAACGTGGCCATCACTGACGGCTTCAACACTGGCGTTTCACTCGGAGAGAACAGTTGGTCTACTGGAGAATTGATTGTTAGGTCGGAAATTGTCAGTCTGAAGACCGTTTCAGAATACACGCTTTTCACTGTGCCTACGGGCTACATGTTCCTTGTGAACACGATGGAAATCGTAACGACCGCCATAACAAGCGCAGGCACGGCTCCAAGCGTTAGATTCGGAACGACATTGCTCCCGTCGGACTACTACGGACCTGCTCAAATAACGAGCAACAGCGCTGGAGCAAGACACATTATAGAGAATCCTCAAGAGGCCGCGGCCGCAGGAACGCTCGTTTCCTTCGGCGTGACAACGGGATCAACCGCCAGTACCCACTCTGGATGCGCCATAGTCAAGGGATACCTGTTCAAGACCTCCTGATGAAATACTACTATAGTTCATGAGCAATAAAATACTAATTGCGGTTCCTTCGACGGAACAGGTCGCGGCCGAATTCGCCCAGTCCTTGAGTCTCGCCACGGGATATCTGGTGTCCCAGGGACATACGGTCAATGTGGGTCTCAATATAGGGAGTTATGTCGGCAAGAACAGGAGGGAACTCGTGCAGTACTTCCTCTCCACCGATTTTGAGTACATATGGTGGCTTGACTACGACATGACATTCCCAATAGACGCATGCGACAGGCTCCTCAAGCACGACGTTCCCGTGGTCGGCTGCAATTACAGAAAAAGAAGGTTCCCGAACCCTTCGTTCCTGGCCTGCCGCACCGACAAAAAGTCTATCCTAGACGGGGGGGAGACTGTGGAACTCACCGACAAGAGTCCGGACACAGAGTTCGTGGACGTTGTTGGTCACGGCTGCTGCCTCGTCAAGAGGGAGGTCTACGAGAGCCTGGGCGAGCCCTACTACATCATGGACTACGACAAGAAGAAGAAACTTGAGGTCGGAGAGGATATATTCTTCTTCCAGAGCTTGAAGAACAAGGGCTACAAGGTGCTGTGCGACAACCTCTTAAGCAAGGAGATTTCGCACATCGGCGTGTTCCACTTCAGGTACAACCTGAGTTACTGATCTTTGGCTTGCCCGATCTATATACGGCATGGTCAAATCCTACGTAGAAAACTCTGCCATATCAGATCTTGATTTCAAGCAATCCGTACGCGTTGCCACTACGGAAGACATAGTTCTTTCCGGGCTAGAGACTGTCGATCAGGTCTCCCTCTCGAACGGCGACAGAGTGCTCGTCAAAGACCAGGACGAGGCGAGCGAGAACGGAATCTACATCGCATCGGCGGGCGGCTGGAACAGGTCTCTCGACGCCAATATAAATTCAGAGATATCTTCCGGAATGATCCTGTTCGTGGAGGAAGGTTTTTCCAATGTGGGAACCATATGGATACTTTCCACGAGCAATCCCATATCCATAGGCACCACGTCTCTTTCGTTCACTAAATTCGTCGGCGCCCAAGGCATACAAGGCATACAAGGCATACAAGGCATACAAGGTATTCAAGGAATACAAGGTATTCAAGGTATTCAAGGTATTCAAGGAATACAAGGTACTCAAGGTACACAAGGAATTCAGGGAATCACTGGATCTCAAGGTACACAAGGACAACAGGGAATCACTGGATCTCAAGGTACACAAGGACAACAAGGAATCACTGGATCTCAAGGTACACAAGGACAACAGGGAATCACTGGCACACAAGGACAACAAGGTATCACTGGATCTCAAGGTACACAAGGCACTCAAGGACAACAGGGAATTACTGGATCTCAAGGCACACAAGGTACTCAAGGAGTACAGGGCATCACTGGATCTCAGGGTACACAAGGAGTACAGGGAATCACTGGATCTCAAGGTACTCAAGGTACTCAAGGTACTCAAGGTACTCAAGGTACTCAAGGTACTCAAGGTACTCAAGGTACTCAAGGTACTCAAGGACAACAAGGCATCCAAGGTATTACTGGATCTCAAGGTACTCAAGGACAACAG